GAAAAATCGAACTCAGGTTCGACAATTTTAATGAAAAGAGCGGACGGGACATGAGCTATGATATAAACTACGTTAAAAGTCAAGTTCGTCGAGCCATTGAAACTGCTCCTACTAAAATCAAGATAATTCGAACCTCTTGGGTCAGTGATGGATATGGAGGGAAGAAGAGGGACAAAAGCAATGAAGTTGTAGCAGATGACCTCGTTTGCTTGGTTGACAATTCAACAGTCCCTGACCTTCTTTCTAACGCTACTGACGCAGGACGAATTTTTGCTCAAAATGGAGTGAAAATTTTCATCATGTACGATGAAGGGAAAGTTATTCGAAAAGCTGATATTGTCGAGATTAAAAACTCGAACAGACGGTATCGAGTAGTTGAAGTTCACAACCTTTTAGAGCAGAACATCTTGATTGAATTAAAATTGGAGGTGAACGACTAATGTCTCAGCCTGAATTAGTATGGAAGCCCGAAGAATTTGTTAGGAATTGTGAGCAATATCGAAATAAATTTCAAGTCGCTGTCATAACGGTATGCGAAGTCGCTGCTACGAAAATGGAAGAATATGCAAAGACAAATGCTATTTGGACAGACCGTACAGGGAACGCAAGGCAGAAGCTTAAGGGCGAGGCTGCTTGGATAAGCGAAGACCAGATTATGATAGCAGTATCGCATCACATGGACTACGGATTCTGGCTAGAATTAGCTCATGGTCGAAAGTACAAAATTCTCGAAAAGGCTGTAGAAGACAATGTCGAAGAACTTTACAGGGCTTTGAAACGACTTTTGAACTAGGAGATGAACATGACTAAACGGACGACAATGATGGACAGGTTGGCTGAAATTCTTCCAACATTTCAACTTTCACCATCTCCAATGCTTCCCGGAATTGAATTTGACGAACAGCATGAGGACAGACCCGATGACTATATAGTTCTCAGGTATAGTCATCGAATGCCTAGTGCGACAAATAGCTTGGGAAGTTTTGCCTATTGGAAAGTTCAAATTTATGTCCATTCAAACTCAATTATAGGTATCGATGAATATGGCAGAACTGTTCGAAACCTCATCAAAGACATGGGCTACGAAGTAACCTATGCAGAGACAGGTGACTATTTCGACACAATGCTTTCTAGATACCGACTCGAAATAGAATACAGAATTCCACAAGGAGGAAACTAATAATGAGTAAAGACATTCTTTACGGAATTAAGCTCGTTCAAATCGAAGAGCTCGACCCTTTGACTCAGTTGCCAAAGGTTGGGGGAGCGAACTTCGTTGTAGATACAGCAGAAACAGCCGAACTCGAACCAGTCGTATCTGAGGGGACTGAGGACGTGAAACGAAATGACGTTCGAATCCTTGCAATTGTTCGAACTCCGGACTTGCTTTATGGATACGATTTGACGTTTAAAGACAACACGTTCGACCCTGAAATCATGGCATTGACCGAAGGGGGAACAGTTCGTCGCGCAAATGGTGAAACCATTTCAGGATACGACGCACCAATGCTTGTGCAAGGCGCACAGAATATGAAACCATTTAGAATGAATATCTATGTGCCTAACTATGTAGGAGACTCAATTGTCAACTACGTGAAAATCACTTTGAATAACTGTACGGGAAGCGCTCCAGGTCTTTCAATCGGGAAAGAATTCTACGCACCTGAATTCAAAATCAAGGCACGTGAAGCAACCAAAGCAGGTCTTCCTATAAAATCAATGGATTATGTGGGTCAACTTCCTGCAGTTCTTCGCCGTGTCACATTCGATTTGAATGGTGGAAATGGTACTGCCGCTCCTGTTCGAATTGAAGCAGGCAAGAAAATTACTCCAAAACCAGCAGACCCGACCCGAACTGACGGCAAGGTCTTTAAAGGCTGGAAAGTAGATGGCGAATCTACTATTTGGAACTTCGATACGAGCTTAATGCCTGACCGCGATATCAAGCTCGTCGCACAATACGCATAGAAATTTAGAAAGAAGGGTCTGTTATGACGAATATTATTACAGCTGAACAATTTAAACAACGCGCATTTCAAGTTATTGCACTTCCAGGATTTGCAAAAGGTGACGAACCAATTCACGTCAAAATTCGAGCTGCAGGGGTTATGAACCTAGTTGCTAATGGAAAAATCCCGAATACTCTTTTAGGGAAGGTGACAGAATTGTTTGGAGAAACTTCAACCGTCACCAAAGACAACGTCAGTCTCGAATCAATTACTGACCAGCAAAAGAAAGAAGCACTTGAAAAGTTGAACAAGACTGAAACAGGTCTTCAAGACATGGCTCAACTTCTTCGAGTATTCGCAGAGGCTACAATGGTTGAGCCTACCTACGCTGAAGTCGGCGAATATATGACAGATGAGCAACTTATGACAATCTTCAGTGCAATGTACGGAGAAGTGACGCAAGCTGAAACCTTTCGTCCAGACGAGGGAAATGTCTAACGTCATAGCAGTCGCTACTGAATTTCATATTAGACCTAGCGAAGTAGTCGGGATGCAGACTGATATAGGCAAATACTGCTTTGATGCAGCCGCAGTTGCTTATATTAGATATTTGCAAGACGATAAGACTCCTAGGTATCCCGGAGATGAAAAACGAAATCCGGGATTGCAAATGCTTATGGAGTGACTATTTTCAGTCGCTCCTATTTTTGTATATAGAAAGGAAATTATATGGATTTTGGGTCAATTGCAGCAAAGATGACTCTTGATATTTCGAACTTCACTAGTCAATTAAATCTTGCTCAAAATCAGGCACAGCGACTAGCAGTAGAGTCTTCGAAATCCTTTCAAATTGGTTCTGCCCTAACAGGTCTGGGAAAAGGAATTTCAACTGCTGTGACTCTTCCCCTTTTGGGGTTTGCAGCAGCATCTGTTAAAATAGGGAACGAGTTTCAGGCTCAAATGTCACGTGTTCAGGCTATTGCAGGGGCGACAGGCGAAGAGCTTGGTAGAATGAAAACTCAAGCAATCGACCTCGGTGCTAAAACTGCCTTCAGTGCAAAAGAGGCTGCACAAGGGATGGAAAACTTGGCTTCAGCCGGATTTCAGGTAAATGAAATCATGGACGCAATGCCCGGAGTTTTAGACCTTGCCGCAGTTTCAGGAGGGGACGTGGCTGCCAGCTCCGAGGCGATGGCGAGCTCACTTCGAGCTTTTGGACTAGAAGCTGGACAAGCAGGTCACGTCGCTGACGTATTTGCACGAGCGGCAGCTGATACGAACGCAGAAACTAGCGACATGGCAGAGGCAATGAAGTACGTCGCTCCAGTTGCGCACTCAATGGGCTTGAGCCTTGAGGAAACGGCTGCCTCCATTGGTATAATGGCTGATGCAGGTATTAAGGGGTCTCAAGCCGGAACAACGCTTAGAGGCGCATTGTCGCGTATTGCTAAGCCTACGAAAGCGATGGTCAAGTCGATGCAGGAGCTTGGAGTTTCGTTCTATGACGCGAACGGGAACATGGTTCCACTTCGTGAACAAATTGCACAGCTGAAAACAGCTACTGCAGGGCTCACACAGGAAGAACGAAATCGTCACCTTGTCACCCTATATGGTCAAAACTCGCTTTCAGGTATGCTTGCACTTTTAGATGCAGGTCCTGATAAATTAGACAAAATGACCGACGCCCTCAAAAATTCGGATGGAGCCGCAAGGGAAATGGCAGAAACTATGCAAGACAACCTTGCTAGTAAGATTGAGCAAATGGGAGGAGCTTTCGAGTCTGTTGCCATTATTGTTCAACAAATTCTCGAACCTGCCCTTGCTAAGATAGTCGGCGCGATTACTCGAGTTCTCGAAGCGTTCGTAAATATGTCGCCTATCGGGCAAAAGATGGTCGTCATATTTGCAGGAATGGTTGCAGCCCTTGGACCCTTGCTTCTAATTGCAGGGATGGTGATGACAACCATTGTCAAGTTGAGAATTGCTATTCAATTCTTGGGTCCGGCATTTATGGGAACGATGGGAACGATTGCAGGAGTTATAGCAATATTCTATGCTCTGGTCGCCGTGTTCATGATAGCCTACACAAAATCTGAGAGATTTAGGAACTTCATTAACGGTCTCGCGCCTGCCATTAAGCAAGGACTTGGAATCGCAGTTGAATGGACAGCTGAGAAACTGAAAGTTCTTTGGGAATGGCTGCAAAAGGCAGGCGAGAAAGTAAAAGAGTTCGGTCAGGCTGTCGGGTCTAAAGTTTCCAGAGTTCTCGAACAATTTGGAGTAAGTATAGGTCAAGCAGGAGGCTCGATTGGTCAGTTTATTGGAAATGTCCTCGAAAGGCTGGGAGGCGCATTTGGAAAATTAGGAGGAGTTCTTTCAATAGCTGCCTCACTTGTAACCAAATTCGGTCTCGCATTTTTAGGCATTACAGGACCACTCGGGATTGCTATTAGTCTGCTAGTTTCATTCTTGACGGCTTGGGCTAGAACTGGTCAATTTAACGCTGACGGAATTACTCAAGTATTCGAAAACTTGACACAAACAATTCAATCAACAGCTGACTTCATATCACAATACCTTCCAGTCTTTGTCGAAAAAGGAACTCAAATTCTGGTTAAGATTATTGAAGGAATTGCAGCTGCTGTTCCTCAAGTAGTTGGAGTGATTTCTCAAGTCATTGAAAAGGTCGTTATGACAATTTCAACTGTCATGCCCCAATTAGTTGAAGCAGGGATTAAGATACTTGAAGCACTTATTCAAGGGCTCACTCAATCACTTCCTGCTATTATAGAGGCAGCTGTTCAAATTATCACTGCGCTATTTAATGGACTTGTTCAAGCACTTCCTATGCTTATTCAAGCAGGTCTTCAAATTTTGTCAGCTCTTATAAACGGACTCGTTCAGGCGCTGCCGGCAATTATTCAAGCAGCTGTTCAAATTATCATGTCACTTGTTCAGGCACTGATTGAAAACTTACCTATGATAATCGAAGCTGCAATGCAAATTATAATGGGTCTGGTCAACGCACTGATTGAGAATATAGGACCTATTTTAGAAGCAGGGATTCAAATCCTCATGGCTTTAATTCAAGGTCTCATTCAAGTTATTCCTGAACTTATTACAGCAGCGATTCAAATTATCACTTCGCTATTAGAAGCGATATTGTCAAACCTTCCTCAATTATTAGAAGCCGGAGTTAAATTACTCTTATCACTTCTTCAAGGGTTGCTAAATATGCTTCCTCAACTAATTGCAGGCGCTTTGCAGATTATGATGGCTCTTCTTAAAGCAGTTATCGACTTCGTTCCCAAACTGTTGCAAGCAGGGGTTCAACTTCTTCAAGCATTGATTCAAGGTATTGCTTCACTTCTTGGCTCACTTCTTTCAACAGCTGGAAACATGCTTTCATCTTTAGTAAGCAAGATTGCTAGCTTTGTGGGACAGATGGTTTCAGGAGGTGCGAACTTAATTCGAAACTTCATTAGTGGTATCGGCTCAATGGTTGGTTCAGTTGTCTCTAAAATTGGCAGCATGGGAAGTTCAATGATTTCTCGAGTAACCGGATTTGCTGGGCAAATGGTAAGCGCAGGGGTCAACCTTGTTAGAGGATTCATCAACGGTAACGGATCAATGGTTAG